GCACTGGTTCTGCCACTTGCGCTTGATCTTGAAGTACTCGGTGAAGTCCGTAGCTGCGTCGGCCTCTGCCTGAGCGCTGATCTTGACTGATTCAGCGAACTTCTCCATGTAGTCCTTGATAAAATCAACCGTCTGGTCCGAGTATAGCAGGCCTTCTCGGTTAAGAGTCAACTCCACGGAGCCGATGGGAGCCATGAAATACTTGGTCATCCGCATGATGTGCTTGTTGACATCGGAGGTGAAGTCTGATCCGAGTGCACTCTTGAGGTCATCTTCGGAGATCTGGTACGGAACGTTACCCATGATAAGGTAGGATGCTCCGCTGCCCCAGCCGTACGTGTCGAAGATGGCGTAGGCCTTGAATTCTGGGTGGTTCGGGTTGGTGATAACCGTTGCCTTGTCCAGTGCGTATTTCGGAGTCTTGCCGTCCACCAGAACAGTTGACGGATCGACGTAGCTGAAGAACTCCGCAGCCTTGGTGTTGAACTCGTGGACGTTCTTGACAGGGACAGTGACGATGGTTCCGGGAGATTCTTCCGTGGGAACGCTGGAGACGACGTTGATCTGCGGAAGACCACGCTGCTTGGTGATGATGGCGGTTGACTTGAATCCGTCCTTCACGGAGATTACAGTGAACTGGGACGCAATGGCAAGGCCGGACTTAGCACCGATCCCGAATCCACCGGCCTCTTCGTTGGTTTCGAGCTTCGTGGACTCGCCGTACTGGGAGTAGTTGTCGAACATCTCCTTCTTGGTCATGCCGATTCCGAAGTCCTGAAAAATGCAGTTCGGATTGTGCCACGTCGGAAGGGTGATCTTGACAGGGACACCCTTGACTCCTGCACGTGCGTGTGCATCGACTCCATTGGTGAAGTTCTCTCGGATGACCGCCATGTTGGGGTCTTTGTATGCGTTGGTAAGCATTCCCACGATATGGGCCATGCCCTTTTCGCTGACTTTCATCTCACGGGTTTCGCCCTGCGTGATGTTGGTGGTTACGTCAGCGTGCTTCGGTTCGATAATCAAGTTCTAGTCTATCCTTTTCTTTGTCTTTAAATTGGTTCGGCCCCAGCCTAACAGACTGGAGCCGAACTTTCAAATTACACTTCCAACCATTCAGGATGGGCAAGAGTCCAGTCTACGGTGGACTTGATTGATTCCTCCAAGGGAACCGGTGCTTTCCACCCGATAGAAGCAATCTTACTTCCATCGAGTGCGTAACGCAAATCGTGTCCCGGACGCGAAGAGTGGAAGTCTTCAAGCTTATACTTGAGTTCCTTCCCCGCAGCGGCAGCGATAAGCTGAGCCATCTCAAGGTTATCCACCTCACGCTCTCCCACGATGTGGTAGCGAGGAGGAACAGTGCCACCTTCTGAGTAGCGAAGCGTCTCAACTTCCTCAGTGCCCTCAACAAAGAACTTTATTACGTAGTCCTTGCTGAACGTTTTGAGGAGATAAATCAATCCGTCAGCCTGATTACGTGCGTGTAGGTAGAATCGTGAGCCGATCTCACCTTCAGCGGACGCGTGAATCGTCATTTCTGTACCGTTGAGGACGTTTTGGAGTGTCTTCGGGAAGAACTTCTCTGCTGATTGTGTTTCACCCACTATGTTCATGGTGTTGGAGATCACAACTGGAAGATCATATGTCCTCCAGTAAGAGAACACCACAGCCTCCTGTGCGGCCTTGGAAGCCGAATACGGGTTGGAAGGCTTGATGTTGTCAATCCACTCCCTGTGGGCCTCTCCCGGCTTTGCAGGGCCATAAACCTCATCGGTCGAGACCTGAAGGAAGACTTCAAGGTTCTCAAGAGTCCTTGCATAGTCTAGGATGTTGGTAATGAGTGCAACGTTAGACTGGATGAAGGCCGCTGGCTCTTCGATTGACCTGTCAACGTGGGACTCGGAAGCTACATTCAGAATGTAGTTGATCTCTCCGAACTTATGGGCTGTTACTTTGGAGATCGGTGCGGTAAGATCAGTCTGTACGATGGTTACTCGTGACTGGTCCTGATCTTCCATGGCAGTTACAAGGCGGTCAGACAGACCCTTGTGCCGGAATGTGACGGGACAAACAACTTCCCAGTCAGTGGTTGTCAGGATGTGTCTCAGAACGTGGCTTCCAACGAATCCGGATGCACCTGTTAGCAGTATTCTTTTTGTCATATCTATCTTTCGTCGTAAAGCAGAAAACCCCAAACATGATTGTATCACGTTTGGGGTATTCCTGCAACTAAGGGTGACTGGAGGGGATCGAACCCTGCGACCTTCTGCGCCACAAGCAGACGCTCTACCTACTGAGCTACAGCCACCATTAGTTATTTTATCACACTTTTGATGTGCTGTCTACTTCTTGCGGAGGTACTTAGTTTCCGTGACCTGCTTTGCCTCTACCTCGTAGGGGGCTTCGTAGCTGTGGTCGGACCAAGAGTCATAGTTGGCGTCGATGCGGTAGAGCTTGTCGGTGTTGACTCGGTTGAAGATGATAAAGCCTTTATCCCCATCTTCATCCGTCTCGTTTGCGATAAGGGTTACGGTTCCATTGGGAAGAACAACGTCAGAATAGGGAAGTGTCTTGGCGAGATCTTCGTAGGCGTTTGGAACGTAGGTTTCCTTCATAGCGGCCCATACGCGGACCTCCTGAGCAATTCCTGTGAACTCCATCAGCCCTCCTTGGGGAAGAATCGGATGACCTTGACTTCCTTGGGAACGACCTCGATCAGTTCGTCATCCCATTCGTTGCCGTCCCATGAGGAGTAGGAGCCGGAGATCTGGAAGTACTGCTCACCAACAGAGAAGACTACTGTGGTAGCGCCGTCACCGTCTGTGTGCTCCTTGACCTTCTTGGCAAGACCTGAGGGCAGTTGAGCACCCTTCCAGTTGATTTCCTCCCAGACGCCGTCTGCATCGCAACCACCGAACGCTTCGGAGAACGACTCAGACTCTTCCAGTGTGTAGGAGTAGCCGTAGCTCATCTTCCCGGCATTCTCGGTGTTGATCTTGCGGATACCCTCGTTGTAGTGGTCGAGGATTTCCTTCTGGATCTGTGCTGCTGTTGCCATGTTCTTACTTCTTTCGCTTGTACTGGACGGTGGGGACGATGACGGCTTCGACTTCGGTTAGGGTGTCGCTGTAGTCGTCGTAGGTTACGCCGTCCCATGAGGCGTAGTAGCCGTCAACTCGGAAAAGCTGCTCGTCGTCGTCTTCACCGATGGAGAAGACGTAGAAGTAGCTATCTCCCTCGCCTTCGCCGCCTTCCTGAACGATGAACTTCAATTCCCTTCCGGACGGTAGGGTTACGTTGGTGTCCCTTGAATACGTGAGAGAGTCTTCAAGCTCTCCGAAGACGTTGTCGTACGCCTTGTCGAGGGTAGCATACCACTCATCGAGTTCCGACTTGAGTTCCTTAACTGTTACTGTCATTTCTAACCTTTCGATCCGCTCACGTATGGACGGAGCATGTGTGCATTATCTTTGTGTCGCTGGACGTAATCTACGTCTGGCTTTGTGAGGTCTTTGAAGTTCAGTACAACGAACAGGGCGAACCAACCCTTGGTCAGTGATGTGATGGTTTTCTGGAGTGTCCATCCGTAGGCTGCGCGTGGGTTTGCCGTGTAGTCGGTGGGTACCAGCTTGCGTTCCAGAGCGGTAGCGTAGACTTCCTCACGGACCATCTTGAGCTTGTCTTCGTGCGGGAGAGCTTCCCACTTGGCCTTGTCAACTGCAACCTCAGAGTTGTCCCGGAGGATGCGCTCAAAGAGGGGACGGTCGTAATAGGCTACGGACTCGTGAAGGGAATCGTGGTCGTAGACGCGCTTGACGATTCGGTCGTTGAAGAAGTCGTCAGGGTCTGCTTCGAGATTGACTTTCTTCTTGCCATGGACTTCTTCCCAGATCGGGTATAGGATGTCGTACAGTTCAGGAATGAACTCGGCACCCTTTGACTGGAGGAACATGATGTCCATCATGTGCTTGTTCCACGACTTGTTCTTGAGTTCCCAGAAAGCATGGGAGACCTTGATGGTCAGGAGTTCGTCTGGAGTTGCGACAGAACCGAATTCCCATTCGGACAACTTATCATGCCAGAACGTCTCCACCGGAAGGTTGTAGAGTCCCTCAGGGACAGGCTTATTGGTGAAGAGGTCGATGTCCTTTGGATCTCGCTTGAAGTCCTTGAAGTGGATGGACATGGCTACAGAGCCAACGATAGTGTTGATTTTCTTTCCTTATCCTGTAGTTGATTGTACTTTATCTTTGCATTGCTAAGCGATCCTGAAGGGATTTGAACCCTCGACCTCATCCGTGACAGGGATGCGAACACTCCAGACTGTTCTACAGGACCATTACTGGATTTGAGCCACGCCCCAGTAGCGTGTTGAAAGCTAGTCTATCCGACTAGATGCTCAAGACTTGATTGGACAGGAAGAACATCAGCAGGCATGTGCTTCTTACAGTATGAATTCCCCCACTGATTGGGAGGATCAACAGTAAGTGTAGCACACTCGGAGCATTGATGCATGATAAGTACCATAGGTACACCCTTCTTCCTAGACAACATTGTCGTTTTGCGTGGAAAGTAAGGGACTTGAACCCTTCACCTACGCCTTGCAAAAGCGTCGCTCTACCAGATGAGCTAACTCCCCAATAGCGATATGGGTTCGCCACTCCTGTTGTACGTGTTGATCATGTGTCGTCACACTGGGATTGCGCTGGCCTAACAGGGCTCGAACCTGTGACATCCTGATTAACAGTCAAGCGCTCTGCCAACTGAGCTATAGGCCATCGGTGTGTAGATACTCCATCTACACTTGGCCGGATTGGTTACCGGAGACTGACAAAGAGTATGCGCACTCATCTATGTCTGCCCGTAGTTGCGGGGGCGGGATTTGAACCACTTCAATGCGTTCTCTGGATTATGAGTCCAGCGAGATACCGAGCTTCTCTACCCCGCAAGGTATAGATTAATTATACCACATCATGTGATGCCCGTCAACTTAGAAGTCGAACGAATCGAGAAGCTGCCTTCCGATCTCGGTGTGGACCCTAGAGACTTCAAGGAGTGCTGCTGCCTTCTGCTCCGGATCAAGGTCGTTTGCGACTTCTTCAACCTTTCCGAGTACTCGCTGCGCCTCAACGATGGGGTTCAGGATTTCTGCGTCTTCTGCAAAGGAACCTCCGGTGGTGTTGGAAGCCTCCTTCTGTGCCGGTTCCTGCTTAGCAGGTTCGGGGAAGATCTCATCAAGCTTGTTGACGACCTCGTTGATGAAGATTTCGGCAATGCCAATTTTAGTCATGCGGCTACTTTCGTTTGGTAGGGCCATTCACCGTTGATCACGGCGTCAGGTTCATCTTTCTTTTCCCTGAGGTACTTCTGGAAGGATTCGGCTTGCATTTTCTTCCAGATGATCTGCTGGGCGTGTACTTCTTCAATCGGGGAGTCGATTTCGTACTTGCGTCCGATGGCTCGTGAGATCCCGAGTGAAGCCATAGCGTCAAAGTCGGCGCTGTGGGCGTTCTCTTCCGACAACTGTATACCGTAGTGCCGTGCTGTGTCAATCAGCTTTCGGCTTCCACGTCGGTACGGGTCTACTCCCTTGTCAAGCACCAAAGGGTCAATAACACGAGTCCAACCAGTAGGGCGAGGGATGCCATACCGATCAAACTCAGAATTGAGCAGACTAGTATCGAAAGAAGCGTTGTAAATAACGACAGGAAATCCAAGGTTGTCCCAGTTCCTTAGGTGGTTTGCGATATTGAGTAGAGCTTCTCGCGGATCACCACCGTCCCTCTGGGCGATTTCCGTGGTTATTCCGTGAACGTCGGATGCGCCGGTAGGGATTTCAACTCCCGGATTGACGATCCAGTTGGCTACGTAGTGTGGCGTACCGTTGTTGTAGTCGTACGTCATGTTGCACGTTACCATGCGATCAGTGAACACTTCAACTCCGGTAGTCTCAGTGTCGAGACTGAGGAGAGGTTGTTCATAATAGGGTACTGTCATTTTCCTTCTATTCTAGTTGTTAGCTTAGAGTACCAACCACGAGACTCGAACTCGTCCGTCCCCGTTATGAGCAGGGCGTCAGCACCGTGCTGGGCTGGCTATACCATTCTACACTAAATGTAGAAATTACGCAACTCGGATGAAGACCGGACCAGATCCGACGTTGACAGAGAACAGGGCAGTTGTGCCACCGTTCCAGCCACCGTGGACGGCCTGACCGTTTCCGACGTAGACGGCAATGTGGGCAAGGCCCATTCCGCCGTTCTGGTAGTAGGCGAGATCTCCCGGACGTGCCTCAGCAGCGCTGACGGTCTGTCCAAGGGAGAGATATCCGGCAGGCCAGCCGTGGAAGTTGATTCCAACGGCAGCGAGAGAGTTGGTTGCGAGTCGTGTGCAGTCCTGTCCGACACCGATCTGGCCGAGAGCAGCAGCCGCGATAGCTGCACCCTTACCGGAGGCAGGAACAGCAGGCTTTGCCGGTGCAGGGGCGGGAGCCGCCTTAGCAGCCACGACAGGAGCCGGTGCTGGTGCGGGTGCTGGAGCAGGAGCGGAAGCTGTTGGGGTAGCCTCTACAACTGAAGCAGCGGGAGTGGAAGACTGAGGTTCGATCTCCGGTGCAGGCTCAACAAACACTTGCTCTTCCTGTACAACCGTTGGTGCGGCTGGTGCAGGGGCAGGAGTTGTAGAGACTGCGGTCCTTTCAAAGTCTAGATCTACGGATGGGGAAGCCGCGACAGGGGCGATCTCCGGAATGGAGAGCGTTGTTGGGTTTTTGTCTGTCGGCTCTGCTGCGGAAGACGGAGCGATACCGGCACCGAGAAGCAGGGTAGAAGTTACAATTGCAGTGAGTTTCGTGTGATTTTTCATAAGTCCAATAGGGTTAGTCAGTTGCTAGGCGGCCATTTTCTTTCTGGTAGGGAGTGGCACGGACAATTACATATCAATCTTATAACAAAAACGGCAGGGACGCAAATCCCTGCCGTTTCAGTTATAACTTAGGTTACCTCGTCTTGAAGAACTCTTCCTTGAGGTAGGCGAGGAAGTCGTCAATGACGGCTTCCTCATCAACAGCCGGAGTAGGCTCCGGTGTCGGTTCTGGGGTCGGCTCCGGCACGATGATGACCGGAGGTGTTACCGAGTTTAGCACATAATTGGAGAGGTTGATCTCCGCACCGCAGTTCGTGGAGTTCCCTGACACATCCTTGTGAAGTGTTGTGATCAGTTCGTACCCGTACTTGCCCTTGAGCGCCCTGAGGAGCTTCTTGGTGGACTCGATGGTGTCTGCGTCCTGCTGCGGATCGGTCTCGATGCCAACGTAATCGTTTCCGATCTTACCAGCGTGGTATGCACGGTCCTTCAGGGAGACATGCTGTACGATCCTCTTCCCCGAGACGGAGAAGTGGGCACTGGACTCCATTCCCGGACGCTCTGTTGCAAAGTGAGAAATAACACCTTCAATGGAAGGATTCTTCGCCTTCGCGTCAAACTGGTGGATGACTGCCTTCTCAGGGTACTTCGGGAAGACTACATCATTCGGATAGTCCACTGCACGCTGTACGTTGGTGATGTGGGCTGGCTTGTACTCGACAAAGTCAAAGTCCTTGTCAAACACATATCCTTTAGGCTCTTTCGGAGCCGTGATGAGTACCATGTTAGCTGAAGGCTTCGGATCTGTAAAGGCACCACTCCATGCGTAGCCTGTCTGCTTTGCATCCGTGAACCACACATCGTTTCCCTCAACAGGATCACCCTTAGTGTAGACAGTGAACTCTGGGAACTGCGTCTTAGCCGGAAGCGTCTTCTCGATTGCTCCATCAGTTCGTGGTGTACTGCGGAAGTTCACAGGAGAATCTCCGGTGGTCTTCGGCACGATAGGTGCTGGAGCGGGCGCTGGGACTGGTTTAGGAGCAGGAGCAGGAGCAGGAGACGGTGCTGCTGGCTTCTCTTCCGTTAGACCTGTGGTAGCCTGAGAGGTGAATCCACCGGCCCACGCGTAGCCCTTAGCGTCCTTGAACCAGATGTCGATTCCCTTGACGGATTCACCCTTGACAAAGTTCGTGAAGGTAACGCTAGACTTAGCTGGAATGACGCTCACAACTGCTGAGGATGTGTTCGGCTTGGCTCGACGGTTCGTGTTGTCGGCTCCGGCTGTACGTACCTTAGGATCAAGTACGGTGGGAGGTGCAACAGGTGTCATGTTCTTCAGGCCGGTTGCGGTCTGGGTGGTGAATCCACCGCACCATGCGTAACCCTGTGCATCCTTGTACCACAGGTTAAGTCCGTTGACACGTTCTCCGTTGTAGTATCCTGTGAAGGTCTCTACGGTGTTCGGCTGAATGATCCTGACGATCTTGGCCGAAGTCTTAGGCTCTGCCCTCATATTGACTTTGGTAGGTCCAACCTTGCGCTGATTGGCTGCAAGAGGCTTGACTGACGCTGGAGAGAGTGTTGTGACGTACTTGTTAGGGTTCACACGACCGTAGAAGCCGTTGTAAGGCTGTAGAGGCCATCCGATGATCTCGAAGTGAAGGTGAGGTCCAGTGGAGAGTCCTGTGTTGCCTGACTTGCCGATTTCCTGTCCCTGTGAAACTCTCTGTCCGGGGTTCAGCGGTGTGCTGTTCAGGTGCGCGTAAACGGTGATGAGACCGTTTCCGTGGTCGATGAGGACGACGATTCCAGCGTAGGCTGGGGCGATCCACCATTGGTTCGACGCGGAGAGCTTTGAAGCCCAGTCAGCGTAGAGTACCGTTCCGGCTCCAGCAGCCTTGATAGACGTGCCTACAGCAACGGCGAAGTCCATACCAGTGTGTCCGTTAGGCTGGATGGAGCTTGGATTTGTTCCAAATTGTTGAGTGATGGTAGCGATTACGGGCCATGTAAGTGACATTAGCCGTCTCCGATGATAGACTAGAAGTTTGGTACTTCTATTTTACCATCGGAAACGGCTACCACTGTCTTAGTGGGTTGTCAAGCTTTGGTTCCGCCATCATAATGCACGGCGAGGCCGGATGCCACGAGAGCTTCGTTCAGGTTGAACTCCATGTCAACTGAGTAGATGTCTGCAATGTAGCGACCGTACTTCTCTGTGGAGTTGTAGCTGGTCGGCATCTTGTGGGTCTGCACCCTGACTTCTGTTCCGGGAGGGAAGTTGGCCTCGTTGAAGGCTGTTGCCTCTTTGTACCCCGGTTTTCCTCGTTCAGGGGTGTCGATCCCTGAGAGCCTGAAGCGGTGCTTCCTGAGCTTGTGCTCGTAGTCATGAAATCCGAGATCCAGAAATATCCAGATATCGACATCGACAGTGTCCCCGTCTGTCCAGTCTGCGATTTCACCGACGAATATCCAGTCGGGATTTGGTCTTACGTAAACTGGGTTTTGTATCATTGTTTCCTAAAAGGAGCAAGCTGGTCAGCCACGCGCATCCCACCACTTTGTTTCCGGTTGCGGCGTAGTCAAAACGACCGAAGTCTCCTGCTACCGTTCCCCGGATCACGTGCCAAAGCCTTGTCCGCTGTGCTTGCTAGTCTGTTTGGCGGTCTGCCACAATCTTATGTACTGTTAGAGGAGAGAGGTTGAAGAGTTCCGACAAGTACAGCAGCACTCGCGCATGCACTCGGTCTTCGATACCCTGCTTGACCAGAGCGGCCTTGTTCGCTTTGTATGCGAGATAAATCTTGTCTTCTCTGGACATGGGTTCCCTCTCCCCTTAATTGACAGTACCGACACGGCCCACTCAATTGTAGGCGGTGCCGGTACGTTAGGATACTATTGTATCATCATTTTCGCTCGACTACAACATCAGTCTTGTCATCGAGTTCATCGAGGATTTCTTCAGCTACAGGCTGGTCTTCGTGCTTCTTCTCGATCTTGGTCTGGAACCAAATGCTCCAGTGGAATCCTACCACAGCATAGACTGAGATGAAAACCACGAAAGGGAGTGAGTTTGAGAGGAAGGCAGCAATTGGAAAGGCTGCAAAGAACCAGAAGACGGTGAACCAGCCATGCATCTTCTTGTTGAAGGCCATGTCCGTGCTGAAGAGATGCCAGAAGTGAGCGATTTTTGATTTGATGGGTGTGAGCATTGATACTCCTACTTGTTGGTAGTATCAATTATACTCTAGTCTAGAGTGCCCTCGGTGAGACTCGAACTCACGACCCGCGAGGTAAAAGCTCGCTGCTCTACACATCTGAGCTACAAAGGCTTGGTGCCCCCTCCGGGTTTCGATCCCGGTTCCCTACTTTAAGAGAGTAGTGCTATCCCGATTCAGCTAAGGAGGCTAGAGACATACCGTTCTAAACAGCCGCGCACGGTATGTCAGCGTGCGTGAAGACCTTGATCCGGCTCTAGAATCCGGAGACCTTCAACTCATTTGAGCATCGTTGAGAGGCTTGGTCGGGACTTGCGTGCGCCCGGAGGGATTTGAACCCCCAACGTTTCTCTGTCACTGGTTTACAGCCAGCTTGCTTCTCCATTTGCATACGGACGCGTGTGTTATTCAGTTGTAAGTGCCCCTGACAGGGATCGAACCTGTGACCTAGAGATTAGAAGGCTCCCGCTCTATCCGCTGAGCTACAAAGGCATTGTAGGAGTGATGGGACTCGAACCCACACATCATAAAGAAATTAGATCCTAAATCTAACGCGTCAACCAATTGCGCCACACTCCCAAAGCAGGTTTCCCTGCCGATGTTTCTATTGTATCAGTCTTCAGGTTCGCTGTCAACTGCTTCTTCGAACTCTTCAATCTCAATCGACTCGTAGTTCCTCTGGAAGTACTTGTCGGTATAGACGTGAACGTCTGTTCCGAAGATCACCAGCCAGTCTCCGGGAATTGCGTGGAGAGTGTGGTTCGAGATCTGGAATTCAAGGATACCATCATTGAGGGTACCGTTCAACTCCTGTGCTGCCTGTTCGATGTTATCGTTAGTTAGCTGGACTGCTTGATGGATTGTGTATTTAGGGGTAACTACGTTGAAATCCATGATTCCCTTTCTTCAGGAGTGCGGACGAGAGGATTTGAACCTCCATGAGCCTAAGCCCACAACGACCTCAACGTTGCGCGTATACCGTTCCGCCACGTCCGCATATCTATCTATTGTACCATACTCCTGAAATAAAGAGCCGCTTCTAGATCAGCTACATCCTGATCGATGCATTTCCGGAACGGATTGTCAATAGAGGTGACTGATTGCCTCTGTTTGGTCTCTGCTAGCTGGGACTCAATAGACTTGGTGTCTTCCTCCCATTGCTTCGAGCATTCTCCGGCAAACTGATTTATTTGTTCGTTATTTTCCATGCGGAGAGTAGAATATTCGAAACCCATGGACAAATGCCACCTTCTGTTTAGCAAACAGAGACCGGAACCCTCCGGCGTTACTCTCCAAAGCGCCCTCAGCAGGATTCGAACCTGCGGCCTCTTCGTTCGTAGCGAAGCGCTCTATCCACTGAGCTATGAGGGCAATGGTCATTTGTTGGAAGTTCTCTGGTCCCTGAAGGCGTGATGACCAACAGAGAGAATGCAGAGGTTATAATCCTCAGACCTACGTCTGGCGACTGACGTACAAGTCTGTCAGAAAGGTCCGGACTTTCTGACACCGTTCACATGGACAGGCCCTTGTAGGTACAGCGGGACTTGAACCCGCGACGGACTAATTATGAGTTAGCTGCTCTACCTGCTGAGCTATGTACCCGTACTCCCGGTGGGATTCGAACCCACATACCCGAAGGCGGCGCGTTTTGAAGGCGCTGTGTATACCGTTCCACCACGAGAGCTTGCGTAGACGGTCAGGGTATCGATCCCTGCGAAAACTGCGTGTAAAGCAATTGTGCGTCCCAGCGCCCCGTCCATGTGGAGTTTTACAGATCTCCCAACTGCTAAGTCTATCTTCCGTAGCTTCTTCTAGATGGTACGCAAGCTTCACCGTAGTTGTCAAGCAGTGCGGCTAGTTCCGAAGTACGGATGATCGCCAGACCGTTGTTTCCCCAGTCAGATCCCCAAGAGTTCTGTAGGATAATTCCTTCTTCTCCGTTGATCTTATCAGAGGAAACTTTGTAGCCTACTGCCGTGATGCAGTGACCACCGACAATCTCTCCGGAGACTGTCAGAACGCCGTCAGGTGCGTTGTACATTCCCTTGTGCCACTGGATTCCGAGAACAACCGGACCCTTGTGAATGATGCCATCAATGACATCGGCAATGTTGAACGCCCAACGATATTCCTTGATCAGTCCGAAAGACCTCATGGCCTTTGCTCCGGCAAGGACGGATGTTCCGCTATAGTCGGTTCCCTCCCACTGGTCAAGCCTCTTGGCGAGATTGTAGGTGTGGAACGCGAACGCTGTAGGGTCCGTAGGGACGTTTGCGGCGACTCTGGTTAGATCCACTGCAACAGGCGTGCTGAGGGCTTCAGCGGTCCAGCCAAAGCCTACGCAAGCCCCTTCTCGACCTTGGTCTAGAATCTGTCCCGTACGCCAAAGCTTATTTCGCCTGACTTCCTGAGGAACTGCTGCTCGGATCGGGAAGCTTCTAGATTGATCATCGAAGTTCGGTGCCCAGTTGAATGTTCTGTCAAGTTCCATGTAATGCCTTTGGTAGTTGGTACTTGACAATTATACCATTCTAGTCTAGAGCGGATAGCAGAGAACTCGAATCCCATGGCCTTGAAACCACCACACGCTTTCCAAGCGTGGTCTGTCACCTGACAGAGTTACCATCCATTTTTGAAACTTCATATCCATTATGAGTCAAGATGTCTTCACAAAGCTGTAGAAGCTCTTCGATGGACAAGTTACTCTTAGCTATGTTGGCGTGTCGATCAGCTAATCCCAAATTTTCCAGAGAGTTGTCACCACCTTTTGACCGAGGAACTATGTGGTCAAGATGATACGATCTTGTATCCTGTAGGTCAATCTTACGTCCAGTAAGATAGCAGGCCGGACTATCTCCGATTTTCTCCAGAACATCAGATGTCCCGAACTGAGTATTGTACTCCTTTCCCATCTTCTGAAAATCTCCTACCTTATCTCTGAAAGCTTTCTCGAAAGAAGAGGAAGACCCAGCAAACACATAAGTATTTCTGGATTTGTCCTTAAATTGATCAAGCTTCTTACTCAACGGATTGTCAATCCTAAATTTGACTCTCCGATTATTGGTCTTCTGCTTCTGTCCTTCAGACAGGTGGTAACTTATGGTACTTTTAGAGCAACCAAGTTCCTTTTCTATCTGGCGGTAGCTAAGACCTTCTGATCGAAGTCTAGTTATTTCGTCTACCAATTTCACGCGGAGAGCATGAGATTCGAACTCACTAGGGCTTTCACACCCATGACGGTTTTCAAGACCGCTTCCTTCCAGTCGGCTACTCTCCCGGAGTGCCCAGCTTTAGGCACTGGACAGAGGCCTTAAGGGGCCAGCCTTGTACTCCATACCGGATTTGAACCGGTGATCTCCTGCGTGAGAGGCAGGCGGATTGGACCACTATCCTAATGGAGCTTGGTGGAGTGGACGGACTGCGATACCCTCATCTACTTAGGCTACAAACCTACACACCAGATGATCAATTCCGGTCTGGATACGTTCCGTATGCATCCGTAACGTATCAAGCGCTCTACCTTGAGCTACACTCTGTACTCCGTGACGGATTCGAACCGACGATTTCCTGCCTGAAAAACAGGGGGGATAGACCGCTACCCTAACGGAGCAAAGTGGCCTCAGTTGGACTTGAACCAACGACCCCCATCTTATCAGGATGGTGCTCTACCTGCTGAGCTATGAGACCTTATTAAGTTGTTGAAGCACCCAGACAAGGATTCGAACCTCGATTAATGACGCCAGAAGCCATTGTATTGCCGTTATACGATCTGGGTATGAAAAAGGAGGGCTACTATAAAGTAGCCCTCCTCCTAATCAAAAAGATTATGCAGGATAGACTACGGTAGCAATGCGTGCGTTTTCCGTGTTCTGTGTGACCTGAGCTTCGCCAGTTACCTGATCGACAGTCTCAATGCGGTCGTTCTCGTCGCGTTCGGTTGGGCGAGCGCCCTGATCCATGAACAGCGGGTCTTTCGAGACCTTGTTGGTTTCTAGTGCCATGATGACTCCTTGTAGTGTTACGTAACAAATCTATTATACCACATTGCTGCCCACCTACGACTCGAACGTAGAAAGTCCGGATCCAAAGTCCAGCGGGTCTGCCAATTCCCCTAGTGGGCAAAGAGTGGCAGCTACTGGATTCGAACCAGCGACCTTCGGGGTTTCAAGCCGACGCTCTGTCCATCTGAGCTAAGCTGCCATGCTGTGTGAGAACGGGCGAGAAGAGGTTTGCTCATGCCAATTTTGAGCTTACACCATCCCCAGAGGGAACGATGACGGGATTCGAACCTGCAATTCAATAAGAAGTAACTCTTACTCATCACATCACACAAATTTAGTCATACCGAGAAAAAGTCGCATCAAGTGCTATTATACGCCCGCTCTACCATTGAGCTACCCCCCGATGAAGTCGGGGGAGGAGGAATCGAACCTCCAACCTAGTGTTTCCTGAGAAGTATCTTGACACTGCGCTTCGGTATGAAATTTATTGTCCAGAGAAAAAGGCGATCTCCTGTGTTTTATACTGTGCTGCCAATTACACTATACCTCCCATGCGGGAGACAGCCGGACTCGAACCGACACTAGTCCATTATCAGAGGAAGTAACAGGTGATCTGTCACATCTGGACTAAGAGCTTCCTATCGGAGTCGAACCGATGACCCTCGCTTTACAAGAGCGACGCTCTGGCCTCTGAGCTAAGGAAGCATCATTGATTGAGAAAAAGACGAGAAAGGGCTTTGTTAATTAAGAGTTAAGAAGTAACCTTGCTCTGCGCTTCAATCAATAAATCTATTGTATCACACTCTGGGAATTGATGTCAACTCCCAGAGTGTGACGTTATCGGCTCCCGTTTCCCTTGTAACCAAGGTAAGCGAGAGCGAAAGCAAACAAAAGTCCGTAGGTAACCAACATTACTTGGTTTCCCAAGGCCAGCCAGCGTCACGTCCTGCTTCGAGAAGCGGGATCAGCTTGAAGGCCTGATCGGAGAGACCACCGAGGTAGGTACGGTTGGTCTTCGTGGCACCCTGACCAGCAGAGTAGCCCACAAGGTTCCACGTGTAGGCAGGAACCGTTGCAGGGATGCTGTCGAGGACATCACCCCGTACGCTCTCGTACCCGCTCCAGTAGTTCGGGTTGCGCCCGTTCAGACGGTGGTAGTACCCGTTTGCCTGCTCGTCAGTGACGATGACAACGCGGGTGTGTACCTTCGGATCGAAGTGCTTCATCAGGGCGTCGTACGTTGCCGTACCACCAAGACTACCAAACTTCTCAACGGTCTTCAAGACGGAGTCCGTCTTGCTGAACGAGATCTTGGAAGAGGTGGAACCGAACTGTACCAGTGTAGCCTTCTTAGCACGGAGTGCAAGGGCAGAACCGAATACAGCAGCGGAGTCCGCAAAGGTCAGGTCAGTGTTCCGTGAAGGAGTACCGAACATGGAGCCAGAGCGGTCAACGAGGATCAGCGTGTGACCATCGAGTTCCGGAACGTTAGCCAGAGAAGCCTTGAGAGCCTGCTCCAGCGGGAATGCCCAACGCAGAGAACCGGAGTTCGCACGGTAGGCAGACAGGAACCGGAACGGAAGCTGACGGGACTTGGCGACCTCTTCAGGATCAGCGATTCGTGCAGCGACGTTAGCCAGAACGGTCTCAGAGACACCCTTCTGTTCGAAGTTGCGGAGGTTGCGAAGCAGAGCCATGTATCCCATGGTAGGGATCACAGCTTCCCACGCCTTAGCGTCCATGCCGCCCTCAATCGTGGAACCGAGAACTTCCCACGTCAGACCAGCAGCGTTCAGAGCCTCAGGAGCGGCCCCGGATTCGACAAGCTTACGCTTCTCGGCACCGGACAGCGCGAGGAACTGAGCACGCTTCTGGAGCATGGTCAGGGACTCAGCAGGTTCTGCCGAAGCATCACGACGACGGTCAAGCGCGAACTTGAACAGGTCGGACTGCTTGGAATCCTTTGGGGACGGGTGAACAAGCTCGATCACGTCACCGAAGCGGAAACCGTGAGATGCTGTGTCGTACTTGGCGAGCGAGTACTCGTTGAAGGACTTCACGGCACCGTCAGCGATACCACGCTTGACAGCGGAAGGGATCTTTCGGCCAACCTGAGCCATCCACCAAGCGAGAGCTTCACCGGCCTCATCAGCACGACGAATCGCACCGGAGACAAGCTTACGCCCACCCGGAATACCAGCCTTGTTGAGCGCCTTGGCACCCTCAAGAGCAATGGTCAGGGAGATGGTACGGAGGTTAGCTTCGTTGCGGAGCCACGAGGTGAAGTTGCCAAGCCACTCTGCATCCTGTACAGCAACTTCCTGAGTCAGGCGTGCGATACGGTCAGAGCGGTTTCCGGCAGACTCGTAGAACGTAGCTTCTCCACCGAAGTCGGAGACAGCCGCGAGGAAGAGTTCGGACTTTGCGTCACGGGCGAAACCCGGAGCGCCATTGAATGTGGACATCGTCGCGGGCTGTGAAGACTGGATCGGACCGTTTCCGGTGCGGGCGCGAGCAGATGTTGTATTGAACTTGGACATGATTATATTTACCTTTCGTCATTTTCACTTCAGGAAACCCTGATTACGGTACTGCTAAGAGGGGCATAGGAGAATCGAACTCCTCTACTCTGGGTGGAAGCCAGATACATTACCACTATGCTAATGCCCCATTATTGAGAGAGAACAGGCGAAATCTGGTTAGGGGGTTTGAACCCCTATCACACGCCGAAGGCTTGCTGTGATTTCAACCAAGAAGTAACAGATCTCTGCACTTCTCTCAAAGTTTGTATGACCGAGAAAAACCTGAAAAAGAGGTTGTACTGCGGGTAAAACAAGGTGAAACTGAAAAACATAAATGGGAAGGTTCCCACACTAGGAGCAAGAGTTTCCCCTTACTCGATACTGACATTATCATACATGGAAGTATCTTTTTCAATCGCATCGGTCATTCGTCGGGGAGACAGGATTTGAACCTGCGACTTCCTGCTCCCAAAGCAGGCGCTCTACCAAGCTGAGCTACACCCCGAAGGTGCGGTATATCTAGTATACCATACATTTATAGTTTGTCAACTTGCAGGGGTGACAGGACTCGAACCTGCAACCTACGGTTTTGGAGACCGCCACTCTTCCAATTGAGCTACACCCCTATAATACACGAGAAAAAACGAGGAACGTGTTAGTTTCGCCAAATGAAGTAACGTTTCTCAGCGCATCGTGTATATCTATTGTACCATGATCGTTTAGATCATGTCAACTCTTGAAAATCTCTTCGAGTTCCTTGTTGGTCTGCTCCCACGAAGTGAACAGAATCCGGTGAGGGACGACGCCCTCCATGGAGTCAATAATGTCTTGCCGGTCATCGATGAAAATGTCAAGCTCAAGAGCCTGAGCCATTGGAGCCTTCAGGTGCCGTTTCCGGACGAAGTGGATGCGGTGGTAGAGCAGAACGTAGGAGGGCGTGAACGCATGGAACTCCAGCCAGTCCAGACTCTTAGTCTCTACCTTCTCACCGCACTTGGAGATAAGGTGGACCTCGTGACCGCCAGCCCAGAGTGATCCGATAGACGACTTTGCTCCCACTACTTCCGGGGTCTCAAGAAATTTCTCCGTGAAGAAGGTATCCTCTCCACCGCCACCAATGATGACGTTTCCAATGTCAATTCCGATTTTCATAGCTTCAGCTTATCAGATAAAGACTAGAAGTCAAAATCCTCGTCGTCCATATCTTCGTGCTTGCCGATGACGTAGCTGGAGCCGGAGCCTGAGAAGAAGTCGTGGTTCTCATTGGCGTTCGGAGCCAGTGCAGACAGGATGGATGCAGAGACATCCGTGGTAGCAGCCGCGAATACATTCTCGTATCCGAGGTTCTGGAGCGCCTTGTTCGCGTTGAAACGGAGGAACTTCTTGACATCTTCGGTGAGTCCCATGCCGTCGTAGAGTTCCTGAGCGTACTCACACTCGATCTCGTAGAGGTCCAGAATCAGTTCAAAGGCGAAATCCTTGTAGTAGGCTCGTTCCTTTCCGGTCAGCTTGGCCTGTGCCTGCTGGAACTTGTATCCGATGTAGTAGCCGTGGACTGCCTCATCACGGATGATGAGACGGATCAGGTCAGCCGTGTTTGTCAGCTTCGCCTTGGCGCTCCAGTGAAGCGGCATGTAGAAGCCTGAGTAGAACAGGAACGACTCAAGCAGAGTTGAGGCGATCTTCTTCTTGTGCGGGTCCGTGTTTGTGTACTCGTCCACAACGAGGTCAGCCTTGGCCTGAAGGTGCTTGTTGGACTTGGACCACGCAAAGGCCTCATCGATTTCCTTGGTAGAGCACAGCGTGGAGAAGATCGAGGAGTACGACTTCGCGTGGACAGCTTCCATGAAGATGATGTTGGCGTAGACTGCCTCTTCGTGGGAAGTGACAGCGTCCTCCATCAGGGCTGGCGCTCCGATGCTGCTCTGGATGGTATCCAGCATGGTCAGACCGGTGAAGACGCGCATGGTCGTCTTCTGCTCTTCAGGTGATAGGGTGTTCCACGTCTTCACGTCATTGGACAGCGGCACCTTTTCAGGCAGCCAAAAGTTCGTGGTAAGCCTGTTCCAGACCTCGACATCCTTTTCATCCTCGATGCGATTCCAGTTAATGGCTTCTTTAGACATTCGTCTCCTTGTTACTAGTAATTGTTCTGAGATAAGAGTACTCTGGGCCACCCACGATGTCAAATCGTAGATGACCCAGAGTCTGTTAGGCTACAGGGCGCAAGAAACGCACCCTTCCATGGAAGTACCCTCAAGATCGCCTTGACGGACCCTCGAATAGTACAAAGTCTTGATGCCCTTCTTCCACGCGTAGATCTGAGCCTTGTTGATGTCTCGCGTCGTGGCCGTGTCCGGGAAGAATAGTGTCAGCGACAGACCCTGATCAACGTGCTTTGTTGCCTCAGCGTAAACGTCGATGGTTCGTTCCGGGCCGACCTGATATGCGTCCTCAACGTCCGCAAAGTTCTCGTTGGTCACGTAGGGCTGCGGGAAGTAAACGCGGCCCGTCAGACCCTCTTTACGCGTCTCTACGGCCTGTGCCACAGGGTGGATTGAGGACGTGGAGTAGTTGATGTACGAGATGGAGCCTGTCGGCGGGATGGCCTGAAGGTACGCGTTGTAGAGGCCGTGCTCTGCAATGTCGCGGGCAAGGTTCTTCCAGTCGGCAGAGTTCGGAAGCTCGATCCCGTAGGAATCAAACAGAGCAAACGTATCCTCTGTGAACTCAATCATCTTGTAGTCACTGTACTTGTCTGACAGGTACTTGGCATCAGCATACTTGGATTCCTTGAATCCGTCAAACGGGCTTCCGGTTTCTTTGGCAAGCTGCATGGATGCCTTGTAGGCGTAGTAAGCGACAGTCATGAAGTAGGCGTTGGTGAAGTCAAGCGACTCAGGGCTTCCGTACTTCCAGCCGTGCTTGATGAAGAATCCGTGGAGGTTCATCTGGCCGAGGCCGATGGCACGGCTCCTGTTGTTGCCCTCACGGACAGACGGGACGGAGTTGATTTCCGACAGGTCAGAGACGGCAGAGAGCGCACGGATGGCAGTGGTAACTGTAGCCTCAAGGTCACCGCCCTCCATCGTCTTTGCAATGTTCAGGGATGCAAGGTTACACGAGATGTCTCGGCCAATGGTGTCGTAAGACAGATCCTCATTGAACACGGAAGGCGTGTTAGCCTGAAGAATCTCAGTGCAGAGGTTCGACATGTTGATTCGGCCAAGGTTGCCGTTCGCGTGGGCGCGGTTTGCGTTGTCTTCGAACAGGATGTACGGGTAGCCGGACTCGAAGAGCAGTTCAGCCGTGGTCTGGAGGAATCCTCGTGCGCCGCCTTCGAACTTGTACTTGCGGATCTCGGAGTTCTCCACCATCTCACGGTACTTTTCCGTCACAGAAATGTCCCCGAAAGGCTTGCCGTAGACGCGCTCTACGTCGTAAGGTGAGAAGAGGTACATCTCTTCGTTGTTCTTAGCCAGTTCGTATGTGATATCCGGCACAACAACACCCAGAGAGAGCGTCTTGATGCGGATTTTCTCGTCCGCGTTCTCGCGCTTGGTGTCGAGGAACTTGGAAATGTCCGGGTGGTGGGCGTTCAGGTAGACAGCACCGGCACCCTGACGGGTTCCAAGCTGGTTTGCGTAGCTGAAAGCGTCTTCCAGAAGCTTCATGACAGGGATAATTCCGGATGAGGCACCGAGAATGTGCTTGATCGGGGCGTCCATCTCACGGATGTTGGTCAGGTTGAAGGCCACACCACCGCCACGCTTGGAAAGCTGGAGGGCAGAGTTAATGGAGCGTCCGATGGATTCCATGTTGTCTTCGATGCGGAGCAGGAAGCAGGAGACGAACTCGCCGCGCTGCGCCTTGCCAGCGTTGGAGAAGGTAGGCGTAGCAGGCTGGAGACGGCCCTGAACGATCTCTACAGCGATCTCACGGGCGTGCTGGATGTTTCCACGGCCAAGCAGGGCAGCGTTGGCTACAACGCGATCCTCAAAGCGCTCCAGTCGGGTCTTACCGTCGAACGATTTCATGCCGTACTGCTTGTCGTACTTGAACGCGGAGAAGTAGGATTCAAAGCGTGGCTTGTAGCTGTAAACCAGCTTGTAGAGGTTCTTCAGATCCTCGAAAGAGTACTGCTCGAAGACTTCGCGCTCGTAGTACTTGTTGTCGTAGAGGAAGTTCAGCTTCTCCTCAAGATCGTAGAAGTGCTGAGTTGTCGGGTTAATGTTCTGGAGGAATAGCTGTTTGGCAGCTTCCTTGTCGCTCTCGAACTGGACCTTTCCGTCCTTGCTCCAGAGGTTTAGTTGTGCGTTGAGTTCTACGGGACTTTCAGTGGTGACTTTCGCCAATTAGTTTCATTCCTTCGGTTACTTTGTGTACATCGTCTTCTGTGCCTGCAAGTTCAAATGTGTAGAGGACCGGCACGTTGAGCTTAGCCGACACGATATATGCGGCCTTGCAATAGTCCTCCATGAAGTTTATGTTACCCGATCCTACCACACCTACGCAGTTATTGCGAATCGCTTCAACGTTGAGAAGCCGGACAACCTGCTTGGGAACGAATCCTTTACCGCCAGCACCGTAGGTCGGAGTGATCAGAACGAATGGTTCATCGATCTCCGGAAGCTCTTCGGTGGGCTTGAGCGGGATTCGGACAGCAGGTATATCCAGCTTCTCAACGAATCGGCTGGTGTTCTCAGAGACGGAGCTAAAGAACACTACCAGCATATCTAGTTTTCGGGAAACTCGCCAGTCTTGATACCGGCAACGTGGTCAGGCTTGAATCCGGACCAGTGGGCGACAATCTCACCGGCAGTGTCACGGACGACGACAACAGGGGCTGCGCTGTGACCAAGTTCACCAGTCACGAAGGCGTAAGCTGCTTCGTCTTCCATGATGTCAACGGTGCTGTGGTCAATCTCGCCCTTCTTCAATGCGCGGTATGTTGCTGTGCATTGTACGCAAGACGGCTTTGAGTATACGGTAGTGTTCAAGGGTACTCCTAAAAATAATTGGTCTTCTATTTTACACCATGTCTAAGGCTTTGAAGGTTTTCCTTAGAATGTTTCATGCTGTTCCCTGCGCCAAGGCCGATGTATCGGACTTCAGCCCTGTGCCCACTCAGGGAATTGAGGACTCCAACGAGTCCGTTGTGCCGTGCTCCGGAGGGAGAATCGTAGGCGTCGGGCTTGACGCGGACAATCGATCCGACTTTGTCGTTTCCGTAGTCGAAGTCTTTCATCCAAGCGTCTTCCCCGAAGAGCGGGAGGTTAGAGAGTTCATCCATAACATCCCACCCTGAGAGAGCGATTACGATCTCTCGGGCCTCTTTTGAGAGCGGAATGCTCTCTAGGGTTAGAGAGACGGCCACAATTGCGTTGATGATATTTTCATCTTCAGCGTGTGATCCGTCGTATCCGACGTTAGCCAGCAGCGCTCTTAGATCATTGTGATCCTCATTCAGCGTCAACATCATCGAATCCAAGGATACGCTCGATGTCGGCTGTCGGGGTCTTGTAGTTCTCACCCTTCAGAACCTTACCGTCCGATTCACGGCGCTTCACAGTGCCGTCAGCCTGAAGCTTGGACATGTTGGACTCGTGGATCGCGGTGACGATGGGCGCAATGTCGATGTGGAAGAATGCTGCGGCCTCATCGACCAGCTTGAGCATGGTTGCCAGAACCTGAGCAGCACCTTCTGTGTCGTTACGGAGGATGGCGAGACGGAGGTATCCGAGGATTTCTTCCTGAACCTTCTCACTCAAGAGGTTGCCCTCGTATGCTTCCGTGTTGTTGGCGAGGTCTGCATTGGTCTGGTAGGTGATTCCGAAGACCTGAGCAGCGCCTACCACAACGTAGTGGATGTCGCCAAGGGCGTCAGCCAGTTCGACAATGTCCGCTTCCTTGTAAGCTTTGTTCAGTTCCTCGAACTCTTCACGGATCAGTTCGTAACGGAGCTTGGCTTCACGGACACGGACAGCCGGTGTTGTATCTTCAGGGGCGTTGCGGGTGACGCGGGTCTTTACACCAAACGTGTCGTTGAATTCCTGAACCTGTGCGAATGACAAAATAAACCTTTTCCTAAAAGTGTATGGGGAAAGGTGTGCCCCTGCAACTTTCATTACAGGGGCACACCCTAGGGTACTACGTGATGATTTAGCCGAACGGAGGCGGCAGCGGAACCGAGTTGCTGAATGCCTGTGCAGGAGCAGCGGCTGGAGCAGGAGCGGCGTCTGCGGTGTCCCAAGGGCTTGCAGCAGCGGCTGGAGCGGCTTGTACAGCGACCGGAGCAGGAGCAGCGGCCACAGGTGCCGGAGCAGCGACAGAAGCCGCTACAGGGGCAGCAGTGGGCAGTCCAGCGGGAACGCCAGCGGACGGAAGACCGCCCGGAACGCCTGCGGCAGGAGCAGCACCGGTTGCCGGAGCGAAGCCGCGAAGCTTGATACGCTTGACATTGTCGTTTCCGGTCTCCTCGAAGGCCTCAGCGACGAAGCGACGGCCCTGAAGAGCGGCAGCAATTGCCTCGGGGGACGGGTTGGTCTCGAAGAACGAAGGACCAAGGCCGAGTGCTGCAAGGTCATCGAAGAAGAACTTCTTCAGTGCGAATGCAGACTCAGTGACGTTGAAGTCGTGCCAGATGCGGGCGTTGGCACGCGGGCCGGACTCAACGGACGGGTTGATGGAGAACTTAGGCAGACCCTTACCGGTCTGACCGATCTTAGCGGGATCTTTGATGACGAAGTTATACATGTTGGGTTCGAGCGGTGCGAATTCCTTTGCACCCTCGTTGGCCTGAGTCATCAGATCTTTCCAAGACGTTGCTGGCATTAGAGCCTCTTTCTAGTTTTTTCGTGTTTTGTGTTTTGTTTCTTGCTACTTATTGCTATATTCAGTTATGGGTCTTGCATTAGAAGGCAGGCGGTGCTGGCATTCCGGCAGCTACCGGCTCTGGATCTTCTACAGGTTCTTGTGCAACCTGAGTTGCTGCGGGTTCCACAGGTACGGCAACTGGAGCGTCAAGTTCCGATGGACCGAAGATGTCATTCAACATCTGCTCGACGTTCGGGTTTTCGATTACCTGAGGCAGTCCCGGAACTCGGTTACCGGATTCATAGTTCGGGTGCTTACCTACGAGGAGGTTACGAACATCGACTACTTCACCAGTTCCCGTGTCTACAGGTACGACGTACATGTAAGCCGTGATGTCGAACCAGTACGGAATCTGGGCGGAAACCTGACCCTGAAGGTGCGGCTTGTAAACTCCGTCAGACTCACGGGTCATTGCCGTGATGATGACTGCTTCGATGGTGTTGTCATCGTCGCCGGTCAGGTCACGAAGGTCTCGACAGAAATCAGCCATACGGGACAGAAGCTTTCCCCAGTCCTGAGTCTGGAACTGCTGACGGCCCTTGATGTCCTGTCGTGCCTTATCCTGAAGCTCCGAGATGGAGTCAAGGACTACAGATCGGAACGGGTGCTGACGGCTCTTGAGCCATTCGTAGGCCTTCTCAGCCTTCTTCCAGTCATCTACGTTAACTACGCAGATCTCCCACGAACCATCCGCTACAGGCGGCGCTTCAGTGAGGGGATTCCACTTAATCTTCTTAGCACGGATGAATCGTGCCGCTTTCTCCACGTCCAAGAAAAGCATAGGCTTTGGTCCTGTTGTGGAGAAGGTTGTTTTACCGGTCTTACTCGGTGCGTGTACAAGGATACTTACTGCTCTATCGGCCACGTATTACCACTCTCATTTTATTCTGTTTCTTCGCCGTAGCGTGCATTGGGGTTAGACTGTTCGAAGTGATCCTCGATCATGGATTCAACGGATGATCCATCATCGAACATGGTGCACATCTTGTAGAAAGGGCAGATCCATGTACAGTCTTTGGAAGGGCTTGGATAAGCAACGAATCTGTGATCCTCGCCAGCGTCAAGCTTGTCCCGAACCTCCATTATATCACGAACAGTGCCCAAAGTCCTAATCCAGAACGAGTTCAAAGTTGTGTCATTGAACCGGACATCCACTCGCTCATAGAACGGAGGAGTTGCCTTTGCGGACCTCTTGACCTTCTTCAGAAGGTTGTAGATTCCGCCGTCAACCTTTGGATCCCCACTCTTCGGGTCCAGCCTCTCCAGCATGACGTAGAGCATAAGCTGCTCCGACATGTGGGCTGTTTCGTAGTAAAGGTTGAATGAGAGCGCACTCTTGTGGTCTAGCAGTGCGTGGTCACCGCTGAAGGCTCTTCGAACCTTCAAGTCGGTCTTACCCATCAATTCTACACGATCATCGAATCCTGTCAACCTGACTGAAAGCTTCTCTTCCGCGCTGATCACTTCAATGTCTGCGTCGGCGTTGGTTTCAGCCAGCCACTCCACGTATCCCTCAAGCATAATGCGCCCAAGTTCAGCTTCAGAGTTGAATTTCTTGACCTGATTTTCGAACTTTGCATCTTCCGAGTTCTGAAAGATCTCGTTGTCGATGCGCTGGAGACGTTCGTATTCGTCAACCGGATGGGTTCCGTCTACATAGTAGGCTTCCAGCGCATTGTGGATTCTTGAACCCAACGCAAGGGGTCCAACAATCGAGGACTTCTTGGCCCTCAACGCACGATAATAGCTAAGCCACCATCGTCTTCTACATCCCTTGAAGGTCTGAATCTCGGAGTTGGTGATTGACACCGACTCCGGATTCCTCCCCAAGAAAGGCTCTGTATTGTATTCCATTCTAGCCTATCTTTTAGTGAATGTCAAACGGCCTGATAGCCGCTCTCCACGAAGCACTCCCACACGGTGGGGAACTTCTTCTTGACCACTTCCGCGATCTGATCTGTGAGGAGAGAGATCTCGTACTGGGCCTTTGAAGGGTGTACCGCGTCTTCTCCCCAGTCCTTACGGAGCGCAAGGAAGTTGAGCAGGCTGCGGAGGTTCACCTTGAAGTACATGGACGAGTACAGGCTGACCGGGAGGTGCATTCGAGCAACCTCATTGGCAATGCCGTAGGCGCTCAGCTTCTGGTAGTTCTGCCATGCGGATTCCGCCTGATTCTTCTGTACCCAGCGGGTAGCCTCAAGGTGGTCCGGACGGCCCAACTCGAACTTGTAGTCGCCTGTCTTTCCGACCTGAACGAGCGGACGCTCACCTGATTCCGGAACGACGTAGAACTGTCCGCGCATGGTACGATACCTGCCGGATTCCTCGTTGATTGACGACAGTCTGTGCTTGACGATCTGCCGAGAGATGAACACAGGTACCTCAAAGTACCACTCAAACTCCGGACCCTCAAACGGGGTGCCGTGCTGGTTGCGGTAGAGCCACTTGATGAGGCCGATGTCGGAGCCGTCAAGGATCTCCTTGGGGATGACGATCTGCTGTTCCTCATCCCATTCAAGGCTACCCTCGCCCTGAACACTGACACGTGCCCTGCGGGTGATGGAGTGCTCGCCGCCCATGGAGTCCACGAGTACGGCCTTCACGTCGCTACGGAATTCTGCCGGTTCAAGTACGATCTCGTCAAGGTTGACGGGGCGTACGGTTGTTGCTTCTTCTGGTGTTGTCTCTGTCATTTTTTCTTTCTTATTTGTTGTTAATCTAGCTCACCGTTGATGAACTTTAGGATCATGTTCTCGTCACGAAGCAGGAACTGGAGGTTCTCTTCCTTGGCTTCGATAGCCTTGAAGACCGCCTCCTCGCTGGAGTTCTTTGTGACGTAATCAACGATCTTGATTTTCTGGTGCTGCTCAGATCCGATACGATGGACTCGTGCTTCCGCCTGAAGGTTCTCAATCATGGACCAAGAACGCTGAAGGAAGACAGCCGTGTTTCCACGCGTCAGTGTGATGCCGGTACCACCTGCTGCAATGGTGCAGAGGATGTACTTGGTAGCTCCCGCTTGGAAGTTGTTCATGTGGATCTTGCGTTCCTTGGCATCCTGATCTCCGGTGATGAGTCCGTGAGGGATATTCATCTTCGTCAGACGTGCCGAAAGCATGTTGATTAGCTGACTGGATACCGCAAATACCACAACTGAATCATCCCCAAAGTCAGGCATGTCGTCCACGAAAGCATCGAGCTTACAGGACGGGTCCGAGAGCTTGACATACTGCTTATTGACAACCATGTCAAGCTTTGGATCGTAGACATCCTTGTACTCCACTTCAGCGTAGGCCGAAGAGAACTGGAGCAGACGTGTAGCCTTGACAAGCGGAGAGGTAGTGTAGATGATATCACCGTCAGCAACCTCTGCAAGCATCTGCTCTTTCATCTGCTTGTAGGCCTTGGCCTGCTTCGCGCCCATTTCAACGTCACGACGGATGTTGACGATAGGCGGAAGGAACGGCAAGATGACTTCCTTGGGCATGCGCCGCGTGAACGGATCAATGCTCTGGAAGAATTCAGCCTGCATCTCAGGACGGATACCTACAACGATCTCCGGACCCCAGCCTGATTCGGCTGTTAGGCACATGCGCTTGATCCACTTTTTCTTCGACGGGAACGCTTCAGGGAACATCCAGTTCAGCGGAGAGAAGAAATCATCAGGGCTTGAAGCCAGAGGAGTTCCGGACAGGCCGATACGAATATCTGCCTTACCTGTTGCTGCCTTGAATGCCCTCGCCGTCTTGGACGTTGCATCTTTGATGCGGTGGATCTCATCCCCAATAACCGAGTTGAACTCGATCTCGTTGAGTTCCTTGTTGTGGGACTCACAGGACGTGGGCTTCACCTTAGGATCTAGTCCTCCACAGGCTGTACACTTCTTCAAGGCAATGGAGCCATAGCCCTTCAGCTTGGAGTGCATCCTGAGAGACTCCCAGTTGATGATGTAGACGTGCGCTGGCTTCTCGAAGAGTTTCTTACGCTGCGCTGACGTACCATCTATGACAGCAATCGTCAATCCGGGCATGACCTTTTCGATTTCCTCTTCCCAAGAGTACTTGGTTGAGTTAGGGCATGCAATCAGGACAGGGAAAGCATTCTCTCCCAGTTCGTGGAGCCTTTTGATGGCCGAGAACGAGGAGATGGACTTCCCGGAACCCATGCCGTTGAAGAGGAATCCGCGCTTGATCAGCGACAGGAACGCAACGTCGCCCTTCTGGTGCGGGTAGAGTCCGTCGTATCCCTCAGCAGAGATACTGTCCCGCATGGTGTATGCGGGTAGTGCAATGTTAGTGTAATAATCCTCTACCCATTGCTTCAACTGCGGGCCGATGCTAATGTTTTCTTTGAAGGTATTCTTCAGCGCAAGGCAGGTCTGCCACGTAAGGCTTAGCTGCCACCCGCCGTATGGTCCTTCTCCGCGCTTCGGCTTGTAGGATGAAGATGGGATGGAGTCAAGAAGTTCCTTCCATTTCCATTCATACTTAGAGATGAGGATTTTTGTTGGATCTTGGTCATCGATCTCTGCGTGTAGCGTCATATTTCTCTTTCGTCATAAGCCTCTATCTTATCATAGAATGAGCTTCTTTGTCCACTTGCGATTCTTCTTGACGATCCAGACCATTGCATGTCTGAGAGCGTCGTTGGCATGTCCTGCACCACCGACATGCCAGAAGTCCACTAGTCTAAGACGATCATTTGTCGGGAATGCTTTTTCCGATGGTTGCTGCTTTACCATTGACTTCTGGTACTTGAAACACATCATTTCGGTAGCTCCGATGAGCTTCAGGGACCACGGAGCCTCAGAGAGATCCCCTGTGGCGTCCGTGATCCTGAAGTCCTCGATAACTACCTCAACAAGGCTTGCTGTGTTGATGATGTGTTCGATGCCTCCGTAGAAGTCATCCATCGTCCATTCAGCAGACCAGAACTTGACAGGGTTCTCCATGTCGGTTATGTCTATGAGACACATACCGGTCATGAGACCCGGATCAATTGAGAGTAGGTATCGTTTGTCTGTCATGCTGCGTACTTCAGTCCCCAGTTGTATCCAATAACTTCAGGTTCAGCCGGAAGATCCACACCGAACTCTCCGTCACAGTAGGACATAAGTTCCTGAATCTCCGGGAGAGACTGCTCAACTAGTTCTTCTGGAATGGAGAAGATCATTTCGTCATGTATCGCCATGAGCATAAATTCTCCGTATCCCGCTGCGTCGAGACGCACGATAGCCTTCTTCATAAGCTCCGCTGCGGTCCCCTGAAGCATGTAGTTGGTCAGAGTGTACAGCTTGCCCTTATCGGCTGGCAGACGGCGTCCTGTGCCCGTTACGATGTATCCTACGCCCTCTTCACGTTCGCGCTTTTCACCCATTTGCTCGGTGCGCTTCATGAAGTCCTTGATTCCGGGGAACTGCTTGAACAGGTCATCAGCTACGGCCTTCATGACGGCGTATTCAACACCGGCAGCGTCAGCCATGGTCTGGATTCCAGAGCCGTAGGCTGCGCCGTACATGACGCCCTTCATCAGGCCGCGTCGTGGGTCTTTTTTTGAGAAGTTCGGGTCGTTGTAAACCTTCTGCCCGATCATCACGAAGAAGTCACCACCAGTGCGGTCTGCTTCCCTGAATGTTTCCTGAAGCACCGGATCTTCAGAGAAGTGCGCCAGAAGACGCATCTCTACCTGAGAGTAGTCACAGGAGATCAGAACTTCCCCTTCACGACGTGAGAGGAAAGCTCCACGGACTCCGAACTTATCATCCTTAGGGATGGTCTGGAGGGCCGGATCGGTTACCGACATTCGACCTGTACGGGCACCCATTGTCTTGATGGACGGGTGTACGATACTATCGGTATGCATCTCAAGAAAGTTCTTGAAGTAGCTGTTGGACATCTTGTCAGCAGCGCGAACGTCCGTGATGAACTTGGCGACTCCGGAGATTGCCGGATCTTCGTGTGCAGTGAAGAGGGCAAGCTGGTTCTTGTCGATGGACGGGTTACCAGACGCAGCGAAGATTTCAAACTCAGCGCCAAGCTTGTTCTGGAAGAAGTCCACAAGCTGAGGGTTGGATGCAATGGAGATGCCCCAGTTATCCTTGGCCCACTTCTTGGATTCTAGCACCTGTTGCTTGAGTTCGTCAAACTTGTTCTGCGAGTACCCCAGATCGACCCGCATGCCGGTCATTTCCATGTTGGTGCAGATGCGGCGTACGGCCATTTCGAGGTCGTAGGTTTCGGGGAACTTTTCGTGGGTTTTGAAGTGTGACCATAGGTGAGCCGCCAGAATCGGATCGAGAGCCGAATACTGCCAGTAAGGTCCATATGTGACGGGCACATTGTGCCATCCCCATCCGTTGGCCTTGAAAGCAGCCTTGAGATCCTTCTGACCTTCATCAGAGCGCGGATCAACAAACTGGGTTGACAGGAACTTCAAATCATTCTTGCCACCCGGACGCTCAATCTGAGCCATGATCATAGTATCATGAGTCTTGTGCCACGGCATATCCCAGTCGGCGTGTACCTTGAGCCACTTAGCGTCGAACGATGCGTTGTGGAGGGTGATTTCACCGTCCCACTCGTTCAGACACTCGATGGCCGCGCCACCCCAACCGATCCACGGAATAACCCACCCTGTGCGGTGGTCTCCAATCTGGATCGTCCGGAGTGACGCTCCCGGTGCCCAAGGGTCAAGCCCCGACGTTTCAGTATCGAGGCCCAGCACTTCCCTTCGTTCCCCCAACCAACTCTTCAAATCGAACAGGTCGTCTATGCAGGAGACTAGACGCAGACTTGTATCAGAGGGGAGTTGAGGCATTATTTACTTTCTGTTATCTTGATTTATTACTCCAGACTGAGCTTGTAGCTCAGACGGTTTGCGATTTCTCGCACTTGGATGCCCCACGTGGGGTCATCCTTCGGAACCGGCAACTGTGCATAGTCCAGTCCGAAAAACTTGAGCTTGGCGAATGCGCCTGTGGTGTACCCCAGCGGAACAACCTCATCAATGAACTCATCGAAGAACTTCTCCAGACGGTCCACGTTCCCGGAGGAGACGATGCCACAGGAACCCCACCAGTCGTCTTCCATGTGCTGGTAGAGCGGGGTCAGTGATTCATCGATGAGAGGGCTGTGCTGAGGGTTGCCCTTCTTGTTATCCAAGAGGATAATGTTGCGCGGAGACAGGTTGGTCCGCCCGATGTAGTTGACGTTGAACTCTCGGAAGTATGCGGCCCGCCCGTCAGCGAACTTGGCACCGGCAATAAGCTTGTCGAAGTCGATCTTGGTGGTCGGCAGCTTTCCTGCGTACAGAGGAGAATTCTTGTTCTCGGTATTGGAGAACAGTCGTGCGCCCTTGGAGGCGAGGACCATCTCAGACCAGCGCTGCGTGGCGGTGTCTTCGTACTCTGTGACCAGATCAACGATGTGGAAGTCTCCGTCAGAGGAGTAGCTTTCCAGATCTTCTATGCCAAGGATCGGCTTGTCGTCAACCTCGTTGAGCACGTCATAGACGCGTACTAGATGCTGAGGATCTGAGTCTAGTAGAATAAACACTGAAAAACCTTTCGTGGTAGGGACTGAGCTAACAGTTTACCACGAAAGGGACATCAGTGTCTATTCGATGCGATCCACGTAGAAGGCGTCCGCAATGTCGCGGTCCAGCTTGGAAGCTTCGATGAGAAGGCGTCGTGCGACGTTGGTCAGATACTCTGTACCGTTGTCGTCTTCCTTCATGAGTGAGCTTACCACCCCAAGGGCGTCCGTGCAAACCCATGCGGCGAAGCGCGGAGTTTCAGGGTAGACTTCATCCTTGGCACCGTCAACTGGAACGAGTCCGTCAGCAGGAGCGCGGTCTGGACGGCAGTTGTCACATGCAATATAGTCTGAGGAAAGATCCTGACCGTCAGCAGCGGCAAGTCCGTTACGTGTAACAGTGTAGCACTCTGCGGAGTGGTAAAACAAGCTGAATCCGATGCGGGATACGACGTACTGTCCTTTGGGTGTGCGGTAAACGCTGAACTCAACCCAGCGGGGCTTTCGGGGGAGTCGGCTGGAGCTTTCGGCCAGTTTGATACCGTTGAACTCTAGTTTCCGGACTCCGTCTCTAACGGAGAAAAATTCCATAACTTACTTCTTTCGTCACTTCGTGTACTACTAATTATATCATTCAGAAGTAGACAGGGCGCAGATTTTGTGCTACGCCCTGCCTACAGGTTAGACTGGCTGAGTTGCTGGATACTTTGTTGCCACAAGAGACCATTTAGCCGAGATTGCGTTTGATATGGCCGAATCCGGAATGGTGGAGACATCAGCGAAGTCTTCATCTGTCATAGTCGCTGCTGATAGTACAGTGGGATCGGATGCAGCAAGTGCTATCATCGATATCTCCGGCTGCATTGGGTTCTTGAGAACCCAGATGGCGAAGTTCTTCTCGTTGGTCAGCGTTCCTCCGAGTGCGAGGCTCTGAGCATATTTAAGCATACCTGCTTCTACGATCAGGACGAACTTCTCATTGTTGATGAGTCGTCCGATCTTGTATAGGTCTGACATGAGGGTTCCTTACTTAGTGTATTTGATTCTGATTCGTGCGTTGTTTGCGATACCGTAGGTGTTATATGTTCCGTCACCGGTAAGGCCGAAGCCCCTGTAGGCTCCGGACTGGAATCCGGCGTATAGTGAGGATGGGAGACGAACCCAACGTCCAGCACCCTTAGGCCATGCAGTGGAGTTGATACCGTTTGCGGTCATACCAACGTTCGTTGCTGGAGTGGTGAGGTTGTTGTGGAGACGGATTCTCGCGGTACCTCCGGCGTTGTTGTACCAGTGCTCGAAGTACAGGTAGACCCAGATATCGTTGACAGTCGCTCCGGAGAGCAATGTCTGGAAGTTCTGGTTGAACGTGTACTGTGAGGACAGGTTTCCGTATCCGGCAGGAGACAGACCCTGATACGCCTTGGAGGTATTGTAGTTGTATGCAGCGCCTGACGGAAGGAACGACCTGACACCGTAGTAGCCGTATTCCACGGTCCTAGTAACCTTAGGCTCGGTGGGAGGTGGAACAACCGGAGCGCCCGCGTAAGGAGTTCCGCCACCGGTTGAGGCTATTGCCGAACCGGGTCTTGTCGCACCGAGGTCCATTACTGTAGAGTAAAGGTGGGTCTGTCCTACACCTGTGTAGACGTTGGCGTTGGAGCCTGTGGCGTACATGGTAAGGAGAACACGTAGGTGCTGTCCGTTGTTGGAGCCGATGATGCGGGTAAAGCTTCCCGTACCCGTGAGACCAGCTTGATCAGTTCGGAAGTAGTTGTATCCGAGGACGGAGGAGTTTGTAATCGTAGGCGCTGTTCCGTTAGTTGTGTATCGTAGTCTAAGACCGAAGATACCTGCTCCACCAGTGTTAATAAGGAACTCGTTTACGTTGAACTGATACATGCGGGCAAGGTTCAACTCATCATCAAGCGTTGCATCATTAGCGTCCTGAGCGTCCCATGCGATTTCGAACAGTCCGATCTCAGATCCCGAAGAGACAGCCATGGAGGAGGTGATCGGAACCTGACCCCAAGCGGCCATACCGCGAGGACGGGTGTCGATGTATCTCTCCAGAGTAGATCCGCGATACATGATCTCTTCTGCTTCCACGGTCTTAGCTGTGATTGTTCCAGCGCTGTCCATGTTGATAAGTGTGGAGGTGTCTCCGCTGTTGATCTGGAAGTAGTCGTCAGAGAAGGTACCAAGCTGGATGATAGGGTCTTCATCAACGAAGGCACCGTTGGCGTCAGTCTTGGTGTTGTACACCCTGATACCATTGGCGTTTACCTCAGAGGAAACCTGATCCCAATATACAGCAGATGCTCCATTGCTATCCACAACCACAGATGAAACTGCTGTAGATTGTGTGGAGAGCTTCAGGCTGCTGGCTCCAGCCTCTCCAAGCCATGACTGGTTAGACCACAGTTCATCCACGTCAAGGGCACTTGCCCTGATGGACTGTGCAGTTAGGTGCTTGGCCTGTACAGACTCAGCGGCTAGTGCTACGGCTGTGATTGATCCATCCACAACGAGCTTTGAGTCCAGCGCACGAGTCAGTGAGACGTAGTCAATTTCAGTCCACGTAGCATCTGCTCCGTTCTGGACGGAAAGCAGCACCTCAACGGAGAGGGTACCGGCAGGAAGCTCCGGAGCCATTCCCTGAACCTCTGTCCATGTATTCACCACAAGCAGAGGACTGGACACCGCTACAACATCTGTGTAAGCTGTTGCTGTGGTGTAGCAGCGAAGAATCATCTTCACCTTACCAGCAGCGAGAGCTTCCGTCGAACGTACAGTAATCTGTGCACGGTAGCGGTTCTTCTCGTCCACCTTGAACCTGTTTGAAAGGTTCTTGGCGAAGACTTCAGAGGTTGTTCCGACGACCCTGAGTGCAGGTAGACCGCCACGGCCTCTGTCGGCAATGATGAACTTGTAGGCAGGGGTCAGATCCCAAGACGATCCGCTGTTACCGAAGTCGGCCTCAGTGATGAGGTTATCCGTGGACGTAACTGCAAGGCGGTCAGCCTGTAGGGACTTGGCCGCAATCATCGGAGACTTGATAGATCCGGCAGTCAGGATTCCCGCGTCGATGGTCCCGGAAAGCATGTGATCAGTCTTGATCGATCCGTCAGCAATGGAGGTTGCTCCAAGCTTACGGTAAACCCTGACGTTCTTGACCTGAATGCCCTTATTTGTTACATTCAGAAGACCTACAACGAATTTCTTGGCAGTATCAAGGTTGGCGTTGTTGACAGTAATCTCTCCGGTGATCGGAGTATCTGTTGTACCGACGTTCAGGTTGGCAGAGTTGACATTGCTTACCGCGTCAACTGCGTCGTATGTCCAGAGTCCAAAGTTTACAGTTGTGGCAGAAGTTGCCTTGGCTGTGAACTCGAAGTGAACCTTCTCACCAGCCTTGAACGGAACAGGTCCACGCTTTTCCGTAAACATAAGGAATTGTCCGGAGTCCGTTACCAGCTTATTGTAACCGTTGACAATCTCGGTCTGGCCGTACGAGGTGATCGTAACACCATTCAGTTCGTCAATGGTAGCGAGGTTGGTGAAGTCTCCAACGGCAAGGTGCTTGGCAGACAGAGTCTGTGCAGCGATCTTGTCACCCGTGATGGAGTTGGCCTTGAGTCCCGGAACTTCCAGCATACCAGTTGTGGCATCCAAGTGGAAGGTAAGGCTTCCGCCTCCATACGCCTTGATACCAGCGTCGGTAATCTTGACGCCGGTATTGGCCGAAGCTGAGGTGTAGATACCTCCACCACCGGCTGTCAGTGACGCACCGGAGATGCTTGATCCGGACTTCAGTTCACCCTTGAGGGTAAGAGCACCAGCGGATGTGAGGGAGAAGTTCTTGTTACCTGATCCGTCCCAGCCAGCCAGTTCTGAGTTTGTAAGCTTGATACCACGGTTTGCTGTAGTCTCAGTCTGAACGGTTGCGCCTGTGATAACCTTACCGTCAATCGCTGTAGCGGAGATCATGGTGGACGTGATAGAGTTGGCCTTGAGTCCCGGAGCCTCGATGAGTCCGGTAGCAGCGTCAACACTGAAGGTGAGGTTGTTCGAACCGTCGTACGCCTTGATACCGGCATTGTTGATCTTCACACCAGTGTTTGCTACTGTAGAAGTCTCGATACCTTGAGTACCAGTGATCTTGGCACCTTCGATGGTGGAGCCAGACTTGATCTCACCACGGAGCGTCAGGGCACCAGCAGAGGTCAGGGACAGGTTCTTGACGCCTGCTCCGTCGTATCCTGCAAGTTCTGTACTTGTCAGCTTGATACCGCGAGAAGCCGTAGCCTCAGTCTGGACTGTAGAACCAGTAACAGTTGCACCAGTGATCGTAGATCCTGATGTGATGGCTCCCTTCAGGGACAAGGTTCCGTCAGCAAGCAGGGAGAAGTTCTTAACACCGGTAGAGTCGTATCCTGCAAACTCTGCTGAGGTCAGCTTGATTCCGCGAGAAGCAGTCGCAATTGTCTGTACCGTGGCACCTGTGATAGTCTTGCCGTCAATAGCTCCGTCAACGATAAGTTCTCCACCGCCACGACGCCTCCAGAGGATGTCGGCGACGAGCCAGTTGGTGTCGTAAGGGGAGAACTGGCTAAGCTGTAGATACAGTTGCGCCCATGCTGCACCAGTGAAGTTGTCCGGAACATACGGAGTAGATTTGTAGCGTGCCCATCCATTACCAAGGTCGGCAATCTGGGCCATGCCTCCGTTGAGTCCCTGCCACTGGCTCCAACCTGAACCGGCACCGTTAGTAATTGTAGTGATCCAGATACCGGCGTTTAGGGCAGCAGTTCCGTTAATCTTCTTAGCTGTGAACTCGATGTAGAACTGGTCTCCCGGACGGATTGACACCTTCTCAGAGCCGACATGGTCACGTGTACCAATGTTGGCGGCGAGGCCGACAGGGGGAACTTCCACACCGGAATACAGAGTAGCGCCGCCGCCAAGAGTAACGCCGCCTGTCTCCACAAGGTGATGAGGGGAAGTGTAGAGGTTGGTGAAGTCACCGATTGCTATGTTACGGGCAGATACAGTGTCAGCCGCAATCATCGTACCTGTGATAGAGTTGGCCTTGAGTCCGGGAGCTTCAACTAGACCAGTAGAGGCATCGACCTTGAAGGTCATGTTCCCCGAACCGTCGTAGGTTGTAATACCTGTGGAAGCAATCTTCACACCGCGAGCAGCAGTAGCTGTCGTCTCAATACCGGCACCTGTCAGGGTGGCTCCGGTGATCGTGGAGCCTGTCTGGATGGCACCCTTGAGGGCAAGAGTTCCGCCTGTTGACAGGGAGAAGTTCTTGTTACCTGATGCGTCGAAGCCTGCAAGCTCAGCCGTAGTAAGCTTGATTCCGCGTGAAGCTGTGGCTTCCGTCTGGATTGTGGAACCCGTTACAGTAGCACCCGTGACTGTCGATCCTGAGGTGATGGCACCCTTCATCGTCAGCGAACCATCGGTTCCCAGAGCGAAGTTCTTCACTCCAGCAGCGTCATATCCGGCAAGCTCCGTGCTTGTCAGCTTGATACCGCGAGAGGCGGTTGCTTCAGTCTGTACGGTCGAACCTGTCACCGTGGCACCGGTAATAGTGGAACCAGAGGTAATTGCGCCCTTTAGGGCAAGGCTTCCGTCCGTTCCGAGGGAGAAGTTCTTCACTCCGATGCTATCATAACCGACTAGCTCCGTGGAAGTTAGCTTGATGCCTCGTGATGTGGTAGCCTCTGTCTGTACAGTAGAACCAGTTACTGTTGCACCTGTAACAGTGGACCCAGAAGTTAGGGCACCCTTGATGGTCAGAGATCCCGTAGATGTGAGGGAGAAGTTCTTTACACCGCTAGTGTCCCAGCCAGCCAGTTCCGATGTGGTCAGCTTGATTCCACGGTTTGCTGTGGTCTCCGTCTGAATGGTGGAACCAGTGATAGTCTTACCGTTCAGAGCGTTGGCTTCGATCAGGTTACCAACAATGGTTCCCGGAAGAAGCTCAGAAGTCAGCGGACTCCACGCGGAGAGAACGTCACCGAGTTCAGCCTTGATTCCGTCAACCTCGAACCAGCTACCGTCAGCAGGGGCCATCGGAGTTGTGATGGTGACCTTGGCCTTTGTGGTTCCGGCAGGGGTA